CATACATCTTCTCCATCAACTTGGGCAAAAAACCCTGAAAATCTCTTCTCCAATATTCATTATTGGGAGTAACCGATAAATTATTTTCTTTGAGTACTGAAGTATCAAGTGAGCTACTTAATAAAGATTCTACATCGGGAATCTTTGATGCAAATTCCTTAACATTTTTTGGTAGTTTATCTCTATCAATAATTGTCTCTGGAGAAATATTATATTGCATAATAAGATGTGGATATAGACTATTCAAATCAAATGATACAACCCATTTATGCATTCCAATATGTGGCTCTTTTACATATGCTCCTTCATATGGTTCACCACTACTTTTCTTTTTTTGTGGTATTGCTATTTTAGATTTCAAAAGATGATTATAAATAATCGAATCCCACATTCTAGTCTGAGCAAATACATCAGCAAAATTACATTTGGCCATATAGCCCAATGAAATGATCATCTCCATTAATTTTGTCTTTTGCTCAAGACGATCTACCAATGTTACATCTTTAATATTATAATCAATAAACTTCTGAAAGTCTTCTTTATAGAGAGTGTGTAAAGTAGAATATTCAGAATAATCTAATTTCTTCTCGCCTAATTCAGCATAAGCAATATAATTCAATGAATAAGATTCTCGATTTACATAAGTGAACTTTTTATATGTATCCATATAATCTATGCCAGAAATGCCATAAATCTCATACGTTTGAGCTTCTCTCCCTCCTGTTACAAACATCTTCTGCTCTTTAACATATCCCCAAGGAGACAACTTCTTAGAAGATCCGCTTCCCAATACTTGCTCAATTCGATTTACAAGATAAGGAATATCAAATGTTTTAGTATTCCATCCTGTAATGATATCTGGATAATCGTTAGCCCAATCAGAAAGAAAGGATACTAATAAATGTTTTTCACTGGTACATTGATTATATACTATATTTTTTTCATTTGTAATGAACTCACCGCAACCATATACTCTAATAATATCATCAATCTTAATAGATATGGCGATAACTTCTTCAGCAGCATTTTCGGGATTAGGAAATCCATGCTCAGATGCGACCTCAATATCAATTATAGCGATTTTAATATTTGATAAATCATAATCAATATTTTCTTGTGGATAATAATCAGAAATATAAGAATAGACAAAATTGGATTGCCCAAATATTTTCATATTCTCAACATCTTTATATTTCCTTAAAGCATCTCTGGTTTCTCTAATGGAACCCCACTGAACAGAACCGACAGATCTGCCATCTAAGGTTTTCCAACCAGTATCTTGTTGACAAGGAATGTATAAGGTAGGTTTGTAAGCAATTTTATTTTTAAATCGCCTACCATCGGGAGCAACACCACGTTCAAGAATGTTGTTACCTAAAGTGCATATATTTGTATAAAACATTTATTTGTATCACCAACGTGCATCATAGTAAATATTGTATTTATCAAGGCTATTATAACACATTTCTATGTGTTTGTCAACCCATGAGCGGCCCAAATAGGCACCGATAACAAAGAGAATTTGCAGATAAATTTTAACTGCTAATCCTATCGCAATACAAGCCCCGATTTGTAAACCGTTTTTTTGTTGATTCTCATTGCCGTCATTATTTTCCGGCGATTTGATCCGTCTTTTTTGTGAGAACAATGTACCCATCCACTATTAGCTCCCTCTTTTGGATTATAAAATTCTAAAATTAGCTGGTCATACTCTAAATTGTCAGAAATCCATTTGGCCACTTCTGCATTAGGTGTTCCTAGCTGCTCAAAATCACACGCCTCTCCATTACAATGCTGAGATGTTTTAGATCCGCCTACTTTAGTATTTAAAATTGGAGATCTATAGCCGCTATTGACCGTAATCACTCCAAAATGTTCTCGCACTGGTTGTAATATTTTATGTGTCAATACGGTAAGATTGATAAGATGCTCTGTAGAAGGAGCATTACTTATACCGAATCTATCGGCGGTAGGACTTTTAATTAATTCATTGAGCCAAAAATTCTTTGATATTTGTTGCATAATGATCCTCTATATTTTTACTATATCAAATGATCCTGTACTTGGATCAATTTTTAATTTAATTGTAACTTCCAAAGGCAATAAACTGCCATCTGCTTTAATTACAGGAAATTTTCCTTCAACTACGCCCATCAATGCTTCTTTTGCAGTATTAAATTTATGAATTGGGTCTTCTTTAATAACCTTATCTAATTCCTTTTGTGCACTTGCTGGAAGTAGATCATCTATCATGCGTTCCACATGATCTTTCGCTAAATCTTGAGCTTTGTCCATTACGAGCCCAGAAATAACATTAAACAATAATAACGGTAACATAATTTTTCTCCTACGACTAATTAAAAATAAAAAACCCCCTACTAAAGTATATATTAGTAGGGGGAAGAGATGTAATTACTTCTTTTTATGTTCAATCACATTTGGTACTGTGATTGGAACGATTCGTGGTTTCTTTTCATCTGGAACAATTCTTTCCAAAGTGATGTTAAGAAGACCATTTTCAAACTCTGCACCCTTGACAATAATGTCATCGGCCAGAGTAAACTTACGAGCAAAAGATCGTTTGGCAATTCCCCGATGAACGTATTCGGTTTCATCCGTGTCTTTATCTACTTTAGAACGAACAGAAAGAACCCCTTCCGCTATTTCAATTTCAATATCACGTTCAGAGAATCCCGCAAGGGCAATCTCAATAACGTAATTGTAGTCATCTACCTTACGAATATTGTAAGGTGGATATCCACTTTCTTGTTGGGTTGGGGAAAAGTTCATCAAACGATCAAACATGGTATCAAACCCTACGGTAAGACCCATAAAACGTTCTAGATCGCCTGCTGTGAAATTAGTGTGCTGTGCTAATGTTGTAACCATAATGCCTCCTTATAAAAGCGAGGTTATTGGAAAATCCCCCTATCCTTAGCACAGGACTAGGGGCAGTTATACGAGGCCATCACTATGATGCACCTCAATCGCGCCAGCCATCTCCCTTTAAGAGATGCTCACAACGATGTCTTAGGACTATCCAAATTAGTTCAGTCAACGAATCTGCAGCATAATTTCCAGATTCCTTGACTATTAACTTGTATTTTGTTTTCATAATATCCTTTAAAGAAAAAGGGCGACTGTTATTCTAGTTCACCCTTTTTCTTATTTTTGTCAAGTATTTATTAGGATTTACCACCCCAAATAGACCATAATACCCAAATTGCTACCAAGCCCACTAATCCTTCTGAGCCTAATTGCTTAACTAAAGATATCACTGATCCTAGAATATCAATTCCAATAAATGGAACTGCTGCTCCAAAAATAATTTGAAGAACTACACCAAAAGCAATTAAAGCGAGTCCCGCTTCAGTTAAACCTTTAATCCAGCCCGTTACTTTTTCTACCATTTGTACTCCTATTTAGCTATGTACCAGTTGAACCAAATCCACCGTCCCTTTCGGTCTTTTTAGGTGGCTGTTTCGTAATTTCGCTAATCGAATAATTTTCGACACGCACCAATTCGCCTTGACATACTCTATCGTTTTCATAAATTTTCTGTGCCATCTGCGTTATATTTATAATCATAGCAAATACCGGCTCAATGTAATCGGAGTCTATAACTCCTTCTGCATTAGCCAAACACAATCCATTTTTTAAAACCGATCCAGATCGAGCATGAAGTCGAACCGAATATCCCTCTGGAATATCAAAAATAAGTCCAGTGGGAATTAGAACCCTATCCATAGGATTGAATTTAATAAAACGTCCAGTTTCATCCATCTGTACTAATCTGGATATTTCTTTACGCGTTGTGTCGGCATATCCAAAAACAGATCTTTCTAAACCAAAACAAGTATGAATATCAAAACAAGCAGATTGTTTTGTTGCCATCCTTGGAATAGTTGCATTCTCGTATATTTTATATATATTTAGATTATTTACCGTAGTTGGTGTTTTAGCTACGGTCTTGTTCGCTTTGCTCATTAGTTTTTTTATTTCCAATATTATATTTCGCTGTTAGTGTCCATTCATCTTTTTCTTTAAAAGAAAGAATTTTTAGTTGATTTAATGGGACTACATCTTCAGCAGTTCTATCGGGAGCAATCAATTTAATTAACCCCCATTCTGCCAACAAATTAGCAATCGTATTTCGTCTTGCTACATCACTATCGGAAAAATTTGTAGGTTTTCCGTCAAGAGCAAATAATTCTTTGAAATGAACTATAAAATATCTACCTTGTTTATGTAAGATATGACAGGATTGATACAAGGTTTTTTCTTTTCGTGAGGCTACCCCAATCCTTGTTAATGTCTCTCTTACCTTTAAAAAATCATCGGGTTCCGCTAGGGAACATTCTATCATACTATCTATATTAACAGTCATTTTTCCACTCCACCTTTATCAAGTTTCTTAGCAATATTCAATAACTGCTCCTGAGTTAGTATGTCTATGGCTTCCCTCGCTTTCTCATTACTATACCCAAAGTATTCTTTTACGATATCCAAAAATTCATACTTCTCAGGCTTCAGCCATCGACTAAACCTTTTTTTAGGTCTAATACTATTTAGAAGATACGAGAATTGGAGTTTGTTATCAAGATGATACCTTTTGTTCATTTCATTTGCTTGAAAAATGGTATCAACGAAATAGCTTAGACTCTTGTTTATTACAAAAGGCGGATAATTTTTTTCATATTCCTCCGCATCCAAACCACCCAAGAAGGAATCCATAAGTTCCGTCTTGGAGTGGTTGATTGCATTGAGATAATCACTCAATTTTGTCATCTTGAATTCTTCCGTCCCATCTGCATTCCGGCTCATTCAGAGGTATTGAGATTTTTGCTGCCCTTTTCAATATATTCTTATCAGACTTAATTATTTTAGCACCTTTTATGCCATAATAAGTTTCTTTGGTTTTTGCCTTATGGCATTTAATTTCCATAATTTCACAATTTTCAATCACAGTCTTGCCACTCTTAGAATGATCTTGAATGTGATCTGCCTGATACTGAGTCTCATCATATAATTCAGTAATAGGAATAATTTTACCAGTTTTTAGACTTTTTCCTTCTTGTCTCACCCAAGCTTCAAAT